ACAGACGATGTAAAGTCTGCATGGGCATCTAAACAATCAGAAGAAGTTTAATTAACAAGGAGTCAATAATGGCAAAAAAAGAAAAGAAGCCAGTCTTGAACTTAGATGATAAAGAGTATATCATTGAGGATATGACTGATGGACAGAAACAACTAGCTGAGTCAGTAGCAATAGACCAAAATCATGTAAATGATATTCAGAATAAATTAGCGAATAATGGTTTTATCAAAGAACAGTTACTTGCTTGTCTTGGAGTGTTTTCAGAAAAACATCAAAAAGGCGTAATGGAACTAAGGAAGTCCTTAGAACCTGAAGAGGTAGAAGCCGCTTAAATGTTAGTACGTAAATGCGCCCAAGACCATGATGTAGTTTTGCACAAGAACACAAAGCCAAATATGGTGAAAGTTATCAAGATGGTTGATGGTTCTTATGTGACAATACAATATCCAAACTCAAAAGATTATTTCTTAATGGTTGATGGTGAGATCACTCGAAAAAGCGACTCATTTAAAACCATCGAGAATGCATATGTTGCTGCATGCGCAGATAAACATTCTAATGGGCATGGGCGCATTGACATCGTACAACATAAACTAGTAAATAACATAGTGACTGATCGATGAATAATCCACTAGCTAAACTTGTATCGTGGCAATTAAAAACTGGCCAACTGGATGGTTGGACTAGCTACCATATTGCCGCTGGAGCATTTCTTTGTAAGATATTTCAATGGCTTCATTTTAACGATTTTTGGTGCGTTATGCTGGTATTCTTAGTTGGTATCGCTTGGGAAGTTTTCGAGTGGATAATAGAGAATTGGAAGCCATACGGATCAAAGAAAAGATGGGCCTACAATACTGCATCGGATCTTATTGTAGAGACTGCAATGGCGTGGTGGATGGTATTGTGAGAAAAGTACAAGCGCATTGGTTTATCTTATTTCTGGCCTTACTTACAGGATGTACCAATGGATGGAGTGTTGGCGAACATGTAGAAACCTATGCGTATGTAGAAATATTAGATCAAGACTCTACCAGTCATTTCTATAGCGATCAAATTAGAATTAATGCAGATAATTGGTGCTTTACGCATTCATGTTTTGAAACCATAAGAGAACCATGAAAGAACCACTTAACGATGAATTACAAATTAATATATCAGTCAAGTGGGCAGTGCAGATTGTGGTGTTTATCGTAACCTTGTGCGGCGCATATTATTCACTAGATCAAAAGGCAAATCAAAATGCAAGTGAGCTAGAATATGTCAAGAAAACTTTTATTGAGTACGAAGAATTAGTGGATCAGCGTGTTGGTCGATTAGAATCGTATAAAGAACAACAATTAGAAGCGGTAAACCAATCGATGTTAAGCCGCGTATTGGGCAAGGAATGAAATGCCAGCAGATGAGTTTCAGGGAATCGCAGAAGAATTATTTGGTAAAGTTGTCTGGTTGGCAATTGGCTATTTGGCCATCAGCATATTTAAAGGACTTATTCTTAACGTATATGAAGGGATAATGGTATGGTTGGGCAACGATTTCAATGCAGACGATGTCGTATATCTAGGGCCAGAAGAAAGACCCGCAAGAATTGTCCGTATGGGTGTTCGCAAAACCGTATTCTACATGAAGGACGCAGACGGCCTGTGGAATATAAAGATGGCAGTGCCAAACGAAAGTCTAAAAATGATGGTTATTAAAAAACAGCTTCCAAAGAATGGTGGCAGATTTCATACACAAACTGGTCAGGAAACGCAAAATGGACACTCTTAAAATTGCATCAATTAGTTTTTCTAATTACGCATTAACTCTAGGCCATGTAAACGATGTACTGCAAATAATTGTAGCATGTTTGTCAATCTTTTTACTAATAAGAAAGATGAGGAATAAATAACATGAAGGCTCTTATCAACGAAATTAAAGAAAAAGCAATTGAGCATGCTATGACGGTTGCGGAAGATCAAGCTTCTATAATGAAAGGCGGCGTGGTAGACTGGATTAAGTCAGATGAGTTTGAAACGCAGTTAGCTGAGATGATGGATAAAGCGATTAATATTCCATTTGTAAAAGATGAAAAAGAAGAAAAGCATTTTCGTGCAGTAGCCGATATAATACAAAATTTAATTGCGGGCTTTGTAGGACAAATAAAGATTAAATGATCACGTACCGTGGACAACGATTTTCTGCATATAATAAACCGAAACGAACTCCGGGAAAAAGTAAGAAGTTTGCAGTGCTTGCAAAGCAAGGTAAAAAGATTCGGCTTATCCGTTTTGGGGATCCGAATATGCGAATTAAGAAATCAAGTCCCGCTCGACGTAAATCATTTCGTGCGCGTCATAAGTGCGATGCGACATCAACTAAACGGAATAAACTAACTGCTCGACACTGGAGCTGCAAAAATTGGTGATATTATGCCGAAAAAAGTAAGTTGGAAATTTGGAAAGAAAAGATATTACGGTACGTTAATTCGTGAAACAAAAGACTACAAATATGCGCGTACTAGTAATGGAAAAATAAAAAAGATTAAAAAATAAAGGGGTTAATATGCCAAGTAAAAAAGGATACGGAAAAAAGATTGGATTCAGCAAGAAGAAGAAAAAGAAAATGACAAAAGGCAATAAGCGTAAGTGATAGATAAAAAACAGATGCGGGGCATCATTAACGATGTATTGCAAAAGCTGGGTGACAAATATGCAAATCCAAAAGCATTAGACTTGGTTTACAATACTGGCTTAGTTGAATCTAAATATGTGTATTTAAAACAGATTAAAGGCCCCGCCGTTGGCTTCGCGCAAATTGAACCATGGGTAGCGGTAGATACGTGTAAAAACTACTTACAGTTTCGTGAGTCGTTGATGAAAAAAGTTGCAGAAGTGTGCTATCTGGATTGGAAGTATTTTATAGATCCAACAGAAGAAGATTGGCGCTATATCTTATCTACAAACATTGCCGCAATGATTGTTTTTTGCCGGTTACACTACAGGCGTGTACCAAAGCCTTTACCTCGTACATTAGCGGAACAAGCTATTTATTGGAAAGCATACTATAACACTGCTAAAGGCAAAGGAACGCCAGAACACTTTGCGGAAATTGTGACTAAATATGGATGATGCACAAAAAATAGCACACATCATAGAGGTAATGAAGCAGCTACAAGAATTAGAATTAATGTATGCAGAAAATCACGGTACAGATACAATTATACTTAGTTTAATGCTTGCGTTAATTCACAATACAAAAATACCAGAAGTAACCATAATACCAGATAATAGAGGGATGGCCCAAGCATGAGCAGATACGAAGCATATTGCAATATAACTACAGATCTACAAGCTATATGCGATGTGGATTCTTACGATCGAAAGCGGTTACTAGCGGGTCAATTCGTGGCAAGCGGAACCAGTAATTTATATTACTTACATAATTCTGGTTATGTATCTCAGCTATATATGAATGGTGCAGAACAGACATTGGTAACAGATACACCAAATGCTATGGGAGAATATGCGTACCAAAGCGCATCCGATCGTTTGGATGTATATATTGGTGGCAGCAGTGTTGCAGATATGAATGCTAGAGATTGGTCAGAGGGTGTTGATTTCAGCGATACGAAACAAGCTGCGGTGGATGAAGCCTCAGATTTTATTCGTAGTTATATCAACAGACCGATCTACAAAAGAAAAAATTCAGATTTACAAGGCGCAGCATCACGCACCTATGATTATATTGTGATCCGAATCAATGCAATACTTGCAGCTGCAAATTTAGTACGTAGAGATGATCCAGCAAAAGCAGATGAGCTATATGCTCTTGCAATTAATCAAGATGGGGATGGATTATTAGATAAGCTAAAGCGTGGTGAATTTGCTTTATGGCATGAAACATCAAATAGGTCCGATGATGGTGTTGTGCAGCTTGTAACTGCGCATACCAGTTCAACTGGTTTTCCAAGAGATATAAAACTTGCTGGCCCACCCGCAGTAGATTACGATGAAGTACGTTTAGTCATTTCTACTGGTGGTACATTTACACCGGGTACAACCAGTCCTGTAAAATACGATGTTTATATTAAAAATGACGAGGGTTTGCGCATGCATAAAGCAGTAGATGCAGAGCAAATAAACGGGTCGTATCAATCCATGGCGTACGGTGCGACTGTGGCGTGGCAATATGGAGTCTATACTGCTGGCGATGAGTTTGCAGTTATATTTCAATCCAGTGATATTGCAGTAGGTACAGTAAAATGTGGTCAAATATATAGATAATGGCTATTACATTTACTAACCATTTAGCCACCAATATACTCTCGCCATTAGAAGCGTTAATAAAAGCGGAGTTTACAATTCCAGTTTGCTATGATGTAGATTATGTGCAGCGTGGAACAAATTGGTTTAATCTGCGTCCAGTAAGCGATGAGGTGGTAGAAGATTTAGCTAGTGGGCATATTAGAAACTATGAAGTGAACATACAGTACTACAGAGTTGTTTCTGGCCAACATCGAAGAGATACACATATTGATTCTGTTTCTGCAATTATGGAACGAGTCAAGCGATTGATTCGCAACAATACATCACACGAAACATTTTTTTTTAATGGGCAACTCTCTAATATTAATTATCAAGCAGATCCCGGTGATGTGTCATCCGATGTGCTATTAGTAGAAGCAACATTTAATGCAAACGTACTTGAGGTTGTATAATGAAAGTAGTAAAAAAAAGTAAGGTCGGACAAATTCCAAAGTATAATAGTCACTCTGGGTTTAGTAAAGCAGACTGGAATAGCTTAAATAGTGGTAAGTCAATTGAAGTAGACGCAATACCAGAAGTTGCAAAACAATTTGTAGAAGCAGTAAAAAAAGGTAAATAATTATGGCTAATAACTTAGTAGCACATCAACCCAATGATTTCGGCGTAAGTATTGTTCAAGAAGCAACCGTTGGTACTCCAGTAGATAATACAACACAGCTATTTACTGATAGCGTAAGTATGCCGTCTTTTTCCCCCGATCAAGATTTAGCACCTAAGTCTGGTAAATTTGTTGCGGATTTTGCAGAGGTGTATTCTAGCAGTAAAAATACTCCAAGTGAGATTACGATGACTGGCTTATTAAATGATACAGTATTAAACCTGTTAGAAGGTATACTGCATACCGCTGCTAGTGGTAGTGATGTGATTTCGGTTACTGATGCGTATACTGCTCCACATTTGTATCATGGTTTAACTACCGCAGCTGCAACGAGAACGTATACCGTAAAGCTTATATCACCGACATTAACAGATACAGCGGGAAGTCCAAATACAGCTGAAGGTTGTATTGAGCTTACTGGATGTTGCCCAACTTCGTTATCGATTTCGGGAGATTCGGGATCTGATGGGGGTCGCTTAAAATACTCACTAACAATGAAAACGGGCTACTCTCCCGTATTTTCACATGCACCAAACACGGTTACTGCTCCCGTAACAGGCGGTTTACAAACGATTCACGATTTATCCTACAGAACAATTGCTGGTGTTGCAAGTCCCGTAATGAGTAGTTTTAATTTGTCGATAGAAAACCCAGTAGATTACGTTGGATGGGATCCAGCAAACAACAGACCTTATACAATTTCACGTAGTGTACCTGAAGGGCCAGTTGCAACTTTATCATCTACAATAAAATTAGATTACGATAGCAGAGGTTTATTAGCAAGTTTTATGAATGCATCTGCCCAAACAGCAATAATAAATCACTTATCTAATCACGATGGCCAAGCGGCAGCACTTACATCTGCTACCAATTGGTCTATGCACTGTGACAAGGCCATAATAACTGGAATGAGCTTAAACGAACAAGCGGCAATGATGTACGATGTCGAACAAAAGCTTTTATTCGGGACACTTGCAATAAGAAACACATAAATGAAAATAAAAACTGATCACGGCTCATTTGAAGCGCGTGACCTTACCTTTAAAGATAGGCGTAAACTTCATCGTATGGAAGTTGCGGCTGTAAATATACAAACTGGCGAAATGAACTCTGATAAATTTTACGATTTATTAGAATGGATAATGAACTTTTGCTATATAAAAGCAGAAGATATATTTGCGGATCTGGATGACACACAAATTGATGAAATCTTGATCGCAACATATAATCAGTATAAGGCTGGGGTATCTAAAAAAAAGAGCTAATACACCGCATTGCATTGTGGTGTAGTTATAAACGAGCAAAACCTAACGATCTAGAATTTCCGTATTATGCTTCTAGTCCAACATTGGGTACACAAGTATTGTACACAGAAGAAGAGCTATGGAACGAGATTGATCGTATTTTAGAGGAAGATACACAGCAGAAGTTCACAATGGGTCAGCAGTGTTATTTTAACATTATACATTGCGCAAATCCAGCGTATTTCTTGCAACCTGAAGTCACATTAGCCTTAGAAGAATACATGGCTATGAAGCGATTTAAGATACCAATTTCTGTAGATTTAGATAGTGCAGATTACAACCGTTTAGTCATCTTTTCTGCTATAGATGATGAGTATAACGCAGCCACAAAATTAGATGTCTAAATTTATAATAGAAATTCGCACGAAAGGTTTTACAACTGCTGAAGCCACGTTAAAAAGAACCACCAATCAAACACGCAAGTTTGCACGAGCATCCAACAAAGCAGCAACTGCTGGAGCTACATTCAGACGTGAAGTCAGTGCCATACGTAATAACATGTTATTGTATGCTTTTGCCATTGGTGGAACGATTGCTGCGTTAGGTAGATTTGTAAAAGCATCATCCGATGCGAAAGAACAATTTGACCAGTTTAATATTGTATTTGGAGATTTTGCGCCAAAAGCAGAAGCCTTTGCATTAAGTATACAGAGTAGTTTTGGTATAGCAAAATCTGAGATGGTTAGCTTACTAGCTGGTTTACAGGATACGTTTGTACCCCTTGGCTTTTCACGAGAAAAAGCATCTGAACTTTCTATGTCTATTGCTCAGTTATCTCTAGACGTTGGTGCGTTTAAAAACATTGCGACTGGCGATGTTGCAAAGAGAATGACTAGCGCTCTTATTGGAAACCATGAGGCAGTACGTGAACTAGGTATAAGCTTAACAGAACACACGATTAAGCAAGAAGCAATGCGTCTGGGTATTATTGAAGCCAATGAAGAAATGACGCAAGAAGCTAAGATCATGGGTCGTATTAGTCTCATAGCAAAAGGTACAACAGACGCTGTTGGAAATGCAGCATTAACACAACATGAATTTGCATCACGGCTAAGAGGGACTCAGGGACGTTTATTGTCTACAGCGGAAGCATTGGGAGATGTAATTAAGCCATTCGCACTATTAACATTAAATATAGTGGACTCTGTAGCTAATTTAAGATCATTTGTAATAATTCTTGGCGGAGTAACAATTGCATTAGGTGCGTACTATCAAGCTACAATAATTGCTACATTAGCAACCTTACGTTTTCAAGGAGTGTTACGAAGAAATGTTATTATAGCTGCACTTACTGGTCTTGCAGTTCTAGCAGATAAAATGGTTGGCTTTGGAAAAACAGCTGAAGAAGCTGCACCAAAAGTAAAAAGCTTAGATGAACTTGTACAAGATCTTGCAAACTCAAACTTGTCATTAACTGGTGGTGCAGCAGAAGCAGCAAAAAAATTAGAAGATCAAAAGAAAGCTGTAGAAGAATTACAAGAGTCTTTAAGAAAAAGTGAAGATGCGCTTGAGCTAAGATTAGTATTAATGAGTGAAGATACAGAGTTAGGTAAAGCTCGTGCGGCTGCATTAATAAATGAAAATAGATTTTTAACTATTAATGAAACGCTTATGCTGCAACAAATAGATGCAATGATTGCTAAAAACGCAGCTTCAAAAGAACAGATACGTATTGATAAAGATGCAGCAACTGCCGCTGCGGAGCGCGCAAAGGCAGAGACTGCTGC